CGTTCTGAACCTGGCCACCCGTGTCGGGGATGACGAAGTCGTCCGCGTCGATGGACTCGGAGGCGATGACCGGAACGACTCCGATCATGGCGACCTCAACTTCGACCGCTGCGATGTCGCCCCCGGCCACCCACTCGGCGATCTGCTCAGTGGTGACCGTGTTGAGGGCCACGCCCAGGGCCTGCGCGTTGGCGGAGGCAGGGACCACCATCCAATCGGCGCTTCCCAGCATGACGACGTTGCCGTCTGCGACTGCGGTCTCGGCTATGCGGCGCTCGCTGTGAAGCACGTTCTTCTTGTGCTTCTGAAGCGAGAAATCGTGAATGCCTGGCATCAGCCATCACCCCTCTGTTCCTGGACTGCGAGGGCATACGCCTCGTCCGGAGCCTTGCCCTCTTTCCTGAGCTCCCGGGCGCGCCTCGCGACGTTGCCTCCGGTCACTCTGGCTCCGCTGTGCTCGAGCACGTCGATGTCGGGATCGGTGCTCTTCTTGGGAGTCTCCTTGATGTTCGCGATCTCCCCTTTCAGCTTGATCATGCCTCCGAACTTGAGGCATGCGAGGATCACGTCCTCGGCTAGCGCCTCGCCTACCTTGGCGTCCGCAGGCAGAGCCGCGAGCGCCTCGATCAGGCCGGCCGCAACCTGCGCCGGGGCGACGTACCCCACGGCCTGCAGGTTGAGCACCTTGGTCTTGATCATGTTCACCCTGAGCTTCTGCTTATTGGATTCGAGCTCGGTGTGAAGCGCAGACTGGATCGCCAAATGTTCGGCCTCGCTCTTCTCGAGGTCGGCCTGAAGCTTCGCGTTCTCGGCTTCCAAATGGGCTGCGCTTCCAGCCTGAACTATGATCGTCTTCTCGGTCTGACCGCCATCAGCGGTCACCGTGGTCTCAGGCATGGGCCTTGTTCCTCCTTCCGCTATTGCGGTCAGGTTCTCTTTGCTAGTTGGATTATTCTCCGCCCCTTTCGAGGCCTTGAAATCAGGATGGTCCTTCACCCACTGCTTCGCCTTCTCCATCGTCCAGCCGTAGGGATCGGACTTGTTGAACATCAAGTTCTGGGGAACCATTCCTTTCTGATCCTCAGAAGGATCCTTCAGCTTCCCCATCACGCTCTTGATGCCGGTGTCCTTGCCGATGTCGACGGTCCTGAACGACCCTTCCTTGAAGTCTTCCGGTTCTCGCAACCGGTGCCTGATGTACTGATCCGTCTCATCCCAGACGGCCTCGACGATCAGGTCCTCCTGCAAGAACTCCGCCATCACCGCTTCCACGCTTTCGTCTATCCTCTCCATCGAAGCGACCAGCCGCTCCGGCTCGTACGCCTCGTCCCGGGACAGGGAGCGCTTGCTCATCCAGAGCTTGGCGCGAGGCATGTCCCATCGAGCCAGGTCGAACAGCAGCGCCTGGTTCACCTTCTTGTCCTCGGACTGCCCCTCCCTGACGTACTTCTTCTTCAGCACACCCACGCGGGCGCCTATCCCGCTGTTCTTGTTTATCGGAACGTCCTCGAGCGACTTGAATCGGGAGACTGGCCTGATCCTGAACTCGAGGTGCCGCTCCGTCTTCTTCCAGGTGTGCATCCTCTCCGAACACACCTTCCCCACGTTGACGACTACCTCGGAGAATCCAGCCTTGGCCATCTCCTCCTCGGTCATGTCGGCCAAGTCCACCGGATCCAGCCCGATCACTGCGGGGCAGGCAGCTCCTAGCAGGGAGAGGTGGTTCAAGTACCAGATGCCTTCGAGTGGGTAGTAGTTCAGGAACATCACCGACCGCTCGGGGTAGGATCCGCTCTCCACGAGCTGAACGCCCTCGGGCAGAAGTCCCACTTCGGCGATCAGCCTGAGGTCCTTGTCCGCTCCTCCTGTGTCGTCCACCGAGAGGGAGAGCACGTGCCCGTAGGCCGGTCCCCGCTCGACGTGGTCCACGACCAAGGGAGCCTGCAGCACGTGGATCGGATCGTAGCTGCTGGCAACCTCGTCCATGATCTCAGGAGTGATCGGAAAGAAGTTGACCGGTCCCGGGGTCATGACTTCCATCTTCACGATCCGGGGATAGTCTAATCCGTACTTGTCGTTCGGGTGCTTAGGCAACTGGTTCAGCCTCCGCTCCCAACGCTGCTCTGAAAGAATTATATCTCACAACAAGTGCTCCTCGAAAGAACTTAGGATTATTTCGACAAAGTACTTTCCTCCGGAGCAGGCGCCGCCAAGTCGGGGGAGAACGTGACCGGCTGCCAGGATCCGAACCCCGGCTGAGCCGGAACGCTCACCGGACCAGTCGTCAATCCTTTGAACTCGTCGGCGAAGATGCCCACGATAGTGGACCTGCAGTTGAAGTGAAGGGGCGGAATCATCGCCCCACTCAGCATCTCCTCGCGGGAGAAGACTCTGCCGTTCATGGCCGCGCAGATCTCGGTCGTCCGATCGTCCATCACGGCCACGAACTCGAAGGCGGGGATGGCGTCCGCCCTCTTCGGATCGTAGAGCGACTCGGCGGCTCCTGCGTTGTACGAGCCCAAAACGTTGGTCCGGAAAATGGTCTCCGCGTGGAAGGACGACATGGCCACGTCCGCGATCGACGACTGAAACGCCTCCATGGTCGTCCCCTGCCTCAAGGCTGATTCGATGCCTGACCTGACTCGAGTCTTTATCGTCTGCCGAGTCATGCCTGCCGCAGTCAGAGCCTGCCCCTTGGCCCAGTCCTCCAACTTGTCGAACTCAACCCGGGTCATGGCAGTCCTGCCCTCGAACAGATCGATCGCCTTCTGGAACGGGACAGGAGTCCACTCGTCATCGAACTGCGCCTTGAGGATGGTCTTCTCGACGTGATCGATCACGTCGACATACCCGTGGAGGAAGGACAAGAACTTGGATTCTGCCAGCAGCTCCTCCAGGTCCGACAGGTCGGGCTCGAACGCGCTCATGCCTGCGTGATGAAGGTCGGGGAATCGCTTGAGCCACTCGACCGCTTGCGTCCGAATCTCGACTACCAGATCTTCGCCTGCTCTCTTGATCCCGTCCTCCAGCTTCAGGTAGTGATCCTCGCTAACCTTCAGCCAAAGTCCAGAGCCTCTCCCTGCCTGCACTTTTTTTCCTTCGGCCCTCCCAAGCATCGGCAGTCCCCCGGCTCCTCCTCCAGCTGCTCCTCCTGCCTGCTCGACTGGAGTCGCCAGCTCGTCTCCTTCCCTGGCCATCTCCAGGCTCAGCTTCTTCGCAACGTACATAGTCGATATCCTCACTCCCATCCCCACGGCCAGCTTCAGGTTCTCCCTCACCTCCTGCACGTCCTCGTCCGTCTCGTACTTCAGCTTGAACTTGGGTACCGGAACCGTGTCTCCGAAGTTCAGCTCCACGATCCATCGAACCAGGGTCGAGTTGAGGCACTCGGCCAAGCTCTTCGCCGAATGCTCTACGCGCTTCTGCTCCTGCCCCTCGTGCACCTCGCCCAGCGCACGGGATCCGAACGAGTCGGTCCCCGAGGAGAGCGTGGATCCCAGGATGCGGTAGCGCATCTCCGAGTCGCACTGCTGGATCAGGTTGCTCGCCAGCTCGGGGTCGATTGTGATGTGGGGAAACTCGATGGTGCACTTGTTCGGGCAGACGATGTACTTCGACTTGAGGAACTGCTGAGCGGCCTTGGCCATCTCGTCGATCTCCTCCTCCGACGCGTTCTCGTCGTACCGAAAGACAGGCGTGACTTCCGATCCAACCTCGGCCGCCCTCAACCAGTAGTTGAAGGCGTTGTGCTTGAACCACCAGACCCAGTAGACGGCTCTGAGGACCGAGACTCCGTAAGGATTCTCCGACCTCGATCGAAACGAGTGAACTATGAACTTGCAGGGCCACTGCCGGGTATCGTCTCCCTTGCTCAAGTCGGTCAGGAACAGCCTGAGCTCCAGCTCGTCTCCGAACCTGAAGAGGTCAGGCTTGCGGTTGGATATCCTGTCGGGAACGAGCATCAGCTTGCCGTCGATCTCCTTGTCCTTCCAGATCACCTCTCCTACCGAGAACCCCGTCACGCAGGAAGTGAGTATCTCGAAAAGGTCGTCGTCGAACTTGGATATCCCCTCCAGCGCCGTCCTCACGAAGTCGGCGATCTTGAGGGAGGCCTCGTCCTCGTCGGTGGGGATCACGTCCCAGGGGAGTCCGGCCACGCCATCGAGGTGATCCTCGAGCGCTCCTGCCAGCACGCCGTCCGAATCGACCATCTCCCAGTAGTACTCGAACCGACCCTTCCCCTTCCTCATCACCACCTTGTCCTCCTCCCGGAGGGAGTACTCGCTGAAGTACGATCGGTACAAGGTCCAGGGAGAGCGAAGATCGATCAGATTGTCGTACATCTTCGGATTCTTCTTCACGAGCCCTGATCCTTCCTCCTGGGCTTTCACCTTAGGGCGCTTCTTCGCTGGGCCAGAAGGCGCAGGCTTGACGATCGCCCTACTTCCTGAGTGATCCTTCGTCTTCGGATCAGGAGACATCCTGCGCCCGCTAGGGAACTTCCTTTTGGATGGGGACTTTTTGTCCATGTCTTTGGCTTCTTTCGTTAGGGTCGGACCCTTTGGCTTCTTTCGTTAGGGTCGGACCCTTTGGCTTCTTTCGTTAGGGTCGGACCCTTTCACATCTTGATAGTGGAACTCGTCCTGGTGCCTCCGAGCAGTATCCTCGACAAGGAGCCTTCCTTGCCGAACAAGTAGTAGGCCCCGTACCCGGCAGCGCTCGAGCAGTGGTTGTTCGCGTCGATGGGATTCTCCCTCGAGTTCAGTATCTCTCCTGCCTCGGGGTAGCGCTCGAGGGCGAGCTCCCTCACGTAGTTCTTGCAGCAGTGCCTTCGGATCCTATAGCGACCGGTCGCCATCAGTCGCCTGAGGCAGTCGACCCTATCGACCACTGCGGGCTTGGGTCCGCGAGCTACCCACCCCCCCTTCAACCTGCGTCCTGATCTAGTCATGTACTTCGAGAGGAAGCTTATGGATCCAGGCTCCGCCAGATCAGGAACGTTCAGCTCGAAGTCGTACTTCTCGTCCAGCTTCCCATAGCTCTCGGCGTGCTCGTCCAGGGTCAGACCCTGCCGGTAGTACTCCTCCCAGCAGTAGAGAGTGTCTCCGAGTCTAGCGTGAACAAGGGCCACGTGAGGGTTAGTGAAGCCGAAGTCGACGAACCGGTACCAGCGGGCGTGCTTCTCGATCTCTGGTGTCACCGCCCTCTCCTCCTCCTCGCTCATCACGCAACCAAGTCCTTCGGGGTAAACGAGTCCCGCTCTTGGCACGAACTCCGCCATCCACTCGCGGCGGATGATGTCCTCCGGAACTCCTGCCCTCCTGAGCGACTCGACGTACTCGGCGATCCAGGGCAAGTACCAGTTCTCCTCGCTGGGCCAGGACACGAACCCCCACTCCTTGTCGTCGGGGTCCTCCCCTCTCTGTTTCCAATCGTAGGCGAGCGAGCCCGGAGCGTCTGGACTTCCGATGGCGATGAACTGGCCCTGAGCCTCGGCGAGCGTGGGAAAGATCACCTCGTAGAACAGCTCCCGCGGATTCTCGACGTACGGGGCCTCATCTCCAAACACCTTCTGCCAGGAGTAGCCTCTGCCGGCCCTGGGGTTGCGTCCGGTCATGCCTCTGAAGATGGAGCCCCAGGGGGTCCTCAGCTGCTTGTTGCCCTTGGACCTGCGGTCGATCATCAGGGGCACTCCTCGTTCGTCGGCGAAGCCTGCCACCTGGTCGAAGATGATGTCCAGCTGATCGTCCTGAGGAGTCACGAGCAGTATCCTTCTCGGCCACTGGTACTTCAGGTTCGCCCCAACGGGAAGCGTGTCCTTCATCCTCATCCACTGGCACCACGCCTTGACTGACACGAAGGAGGACTTGCCTCCCTTCCTCCCCGCCGCGCAGAACACCCTAGGATACTTGTTGATCGCCGCCTGGAATCGAACTTGCCCAGGATGAGGCTCGAAGCCCAGCTGCCTCTGCATGGCCAGCTCCCACCTGGGAAGGGCGGACCTAGCTGATGTCTGGACGAGTGACGTCGAACTCCACCTCCTCGTTAGGATCCCTCTCCCCGTTCGATCCTGCCCGGGCGAACTCCTTGGCCAGCTGCCTCTGGTACTCCCCGAACACCTGATCGTCCCTCGACTGCTTCGACCTGTGCTCGATCAGCCAGATGGACCGGTCCACGTTTCCTCCCTCGATCGCCTTGTTGATGTTGTCCCACGCCTTCTTGATCGTGACCACGTCCACGAACTTCTCGATGGACTCGTCGATCGCGGAGATTACTTCCGACGAGGCGAGGTCTCGCTTCATCGTGTGAATGCCGACGTGAAACTCCTTGGCCAACGCCTCAGGAGAAGGAACCTCCCCCACGTGGTCCAGGAGGTACTTAACTAGCAGAGCCCTTCTCCTATCTATCTTGTCCTTCCCCACGAAATGAGGCCTGCCGTTGGCTTTGCCATTGCCGCTTCCATTTCCGCTGGGGTTAGTCATTTGGATCCGACCAGACCGATCGCTGCTACAGGTAATTATACCACGGCGGGTGGCTGGGCGTAGCCACAAAATCCCTACCCCAGGGTTGGCTGGGCGTAGCCACAAAATCCCTACCCCAGGGTTGGCTCCTTATCGCGCGAGCGAAAACGAAAAAACTTTTTTGACGTGACGAAAAAGTCTACTCGATCTACAGTGACGATGTATAGTAGACATATTCTGACTACACTTCTTCACATCTACCTGTACTGTCAGTTCTACTGTCACATCTCCACTCCAGCATTTACCGGTATTACAAACCATTATGACAGTATCTCCAGCATTTATCACTCTACGAAAAAATAAGTTGCGCAAGTCAAAAAAGTTTTTTCGTTTTCGCTCGCGCGATAATAGCGTCATAACTGCGTAGATACTGGGCTCATGACATGAAAAACTCCTGCCGCAGTGCTGGCAGAGGTGGATCGGATTCGTGCCTATCCTGGTCAGGCTCGATCCCGGTGCGGGAGGGAATACCTGCCAGGCTCTGATCTGGTCACGCCCAGGGGAAGAAGCAAGTGCCACGTCTCCAGAGAGGAAAGCTCGACGCCGTAGTCCTCCAGGAAGTCGTATAGGTCCTGCATGTTGAACTGCAGCTTGTCGTCGACGTGCTCGGACTTGGCGAACTCGTCGATCAGTCTCTCGAAGGGTGGAGCTTCTCCCCTGACGACTTTGATCTGGGCGAGCGCCTGCTTGATCCTCTTGGGGATCAGTCCCGGTTCGGAGAGGCCCTCCGCCTCGGTCAGCGCTTCTCTCAGCAGCTTCTGCAGCTTGGCCGTCATGCATGCATCTTACCACGCCGGCCCCGCCAGCGTAAACCGGAAAAGCCCTGGTCGAAGGCAAAAACTTCCTATATCCTATATACGAGCTTTTGCGACTGGCTTTCGTTCGACTCGGACCAGGCCTAGAACCAGGCTTCCTGGCCCTAGGCCTGGTCTTCGGATCGGTCCTTACGACTGCCCTTCGACGCTTCACCTCCGCAGGAGGCGTGGTTACAGTCCTTCCCCCGGGCTGGAAGGGCCATGAAAAGAAAATCGTCGAAAAGTAGGCTTTTGCCATCATAGGGGTATACAAAGTCTCGCGTTCGTGGTAAAATCCTTGCATAACGAAACCAGCAAGGAGCAGACGACGACGACGACCGAAAACCAAACCCACATACCACACTTCCCCGCCAACCTTAGCCGAGACTGCCGGGAGTAAAGGGAAAACACATCCCTTCTGACGAGATCCGGCTTGTAACCGGGCGAAACGAAAACAAGGAGAAAGACCATGAGAAAGATCAACGCATTCGGAGAAGCCATCGAGGCCATCCTCGACGACTGCCGACCGCTGAGGAACCGCTTATTCAACGACGTCTACGGCGGAGAAGCCGAAGGCGACTTCGAGGAGAGGGACGACCTGAGGATCGAGCTGATCGGAGAGATTGGAGAGGCCCTCAAGAAGTCGGAGCTCTTCGATCCCGAGAAGCTGAAGGCCCTCGACGTCGACGACGACGACCGCACCGAGACTGAGACCGAGTGGCAGGATCGATACCAGAGTTTCAACGACGCGATCGACGCCCACGCCTACGACCTCTACCTCCACGAAGCCCTCAGGGCGAACGCCGACGCGGTCACCTCCGCGAACGAAACCTTGGAGGGGTACCTCAAATGAGCGGACGGATCTACCCACCAGTGGGAAAAGGCATCTACTCCGGGCTGAAGCTGACTCCTCAAGGAGCTCAGGCGATAGCCAAGAGGATCGCCTCCTCGAAGTAGCAGGATCAGGAGGTAGTGCAGGGGAAGGCCGCCCGACGCCGACGAGACAGGCCTAAGGAGAAAGAACATGAAGCCAACGATGAAAGTTCTGACCGAGACCACCGAGACCGAGGATCGAAAGCTGGTCAAGGCGTTTGACCTGGTCACGAAGGTGAAAGGAGCCTTCGAGAATTACGAGAGGGAGAACGGGAGCGACCCCAAGTTCAAGTTCAAGACTTACAGGATGTACGGTTACATCTTCAAGACCCTGGCAGGGGAGACGGTCCAGTCGGTCTACCTGACGATCAAGAAGAGGGACCTCTGGGGGTTCCTCTCCGAGGCTTGCCGCTTCCTCCGGGAGCATCCCGACAAGCCTACCTGGAGCAGGGAGATCGACGAGCTCGGACCGCTCGCAGAGGTGAAGTTCGAATTCAGGCTCTAGCCTAGAGGAAGGAGGTAGTGCAGGGCAAGGCGAAGGAGAAAGACCATGACGAGAAAGAAACGCAAGCTGCCCGCCCTGGCGGTGACCCTGGAGGTCAACCCCGCCCAGGCGGTAGGAGCGACGGGACTCTCCCTGAGCGCAACACTGACCGACTTCTCGGAGGCTCTGGAGAGACTCTTCTCCACGGAGACCGGGATGCTCTGCCTGGTGACGAAGGTCGAGTGGATCGACCGGAGCGCTCGCTTCGATCGGATCCAAAAGAGGATCGACGAGCACGAGAAGAGCTTCGAGAAGGAGGGGGCGCGATGAACCTGGTCAACAAGACCGGAGGAAGCAGGCTCCCAAAGATACCCGACTCGATCTTCGAGGCCTTGGTCCGGGAGGCCGCCCGATGGATCGGGCTGGACCCGGAGGCGAAGGTGACGATCGAGATCGCCTGGAC